ACGTATGATTTCATATTCTTCATAACGTTATCCCATTTTACATTTCTTCTGTAAATGTGATTAGTGTCTTCTAAACCATCGACAGAAAAAACTACGTATCTGCTATTAACACAAGGTTCGGCAAGAAGTGTCCCCATTTTTTTCCAAAATGTAACATCTCTCATTGAACCATTTGAATTAATTTGAATTTTTGCTTCTGAATTTTTGGCAACGTATTCTACAATTTCATACGCATCTTTAGCCATCATTGGATCACCATTAGTACCACAAAAAATCCAACTTTTACTTCTTTGTACAAAATCTAATGGAAACCATTTTTTAAAACTATCTAAAGAAACGCTACCCAACTCTAATTCAGGGTTAACCCTTAAAGAATGGTTTACATACCTTGGGCAAAGCGGACAAGCAGCGTTGCACCGATTAGAAAGTTCCACATGGACTAAATGTGTGTTCTCATAGTTCCATACCATAGGTGAGTAATTTTATTTATGTTTAAAAATCCTCGTCTTTCCGAGGTGTCAATTCCTCTGAGTTTCCACTAAATTGATGAGAAGTAGTGTTCGGTCATCAACCAAAACTCAGCACTGGCGGAGGAAATAGGGCTCGAACCTACACACCGCTCATCACGATGACCCGTTTTCAAGACGGGGCCGATACCAATTTCGGTTGATTCCTCCATTTTTTATTTCTTAGAAACAATATATCCATTATACTCCAATACTTGAATACATTTTTCTAAAAATTCTTCCACAGTAATATCGCTTTTCATTTTATTTATCAAGGTGCTTAATAGTCCCGCATTTTCAAGTGTATTATTACCACCCTTAGTTGCTGGTATTATATGATCAATACTATATGATTTTGTTTCATATAAATCAATTTTTTCACCAGATAAATAACATTTTGGTTCATTACCTATTTTTAACAAAAAATCTTCTATATTGAAATTAAGTTCAGGTTTAGTAATCGTAATCTTTGAACCTTCTCTTCTTTGGAAATCTCTAACTTTACTAAGAACCCTTTTACCTAAATTATCTCTATATCTAAAAGCATATAGTTTTTTTTGTAAAACAAATTCCGGTTTAGAGGTTTTTTTAATATTTCTTTTTTTTGTTTTTTCTTTTTGATTATCTCCTAAATAATATGAAATTGTTGATTTGCTACAATTCAACTCTTTCATTATTTTATTATAGGAATAACCCTCTTTTTTTAATTCAATAATTTTATTTCCAAGTTCAGTCATGATATTCTTTATATATAAATATCAGGTTCGAACACAAAAGTCAAAAATCGAACTACTTTTTTCAAAGAACTTTTGTGGACCAGATAGGGCTCGAACCTATAATCTTCACATTATGAGTGTGCTGCTTCAACCATTAAGCTACAAGTCCTATTAGTCTTTTCCTTACCTCTTAATAATCACATTGCCATCCCGATGTTACTGTCGGGTGCTTACCACTTGCGTGGGGTGATTATCACATTAATGTTTGATTCTAACTCATCTTAAGTTGCACCATCCGAGTCATTGCTCTGGTTGACAAAGTCCTCGTTGAGTTAGTCTCAAAAAGTTACAGGTTTTTTGTACCATCTATGTACATCANTCATAGACAGTGGGGTTACACCACCGTCGTCACCTGTTGAGCCTCGTTACGGACTTGAACCGCAGACCTAATCATTACAAATGACTTGCTCTACCAACTGAGCTAACGAGGCTTCTATGGAAAACAGAAGATGGGGGTGTGGACATCTGTTTTTATGATTGGCGTTTCTCGCTATTCGCTAGCCCCGTTAAATCCCAATCAACCATTATTTTACAAAGATAAGAATAAGTTGTGAAAACACAAAACATTTTAAATCTTTATTTTGATGCGGGGTCCGTAACTGCCACGGAAAAACTCAGCTTATGAGACTGGTCGGAGACTTCTCTCCCCGCATTATAGTTGTCCCTCGTGGGTTCGAACCACAGCTAGATGGATCAAAACCACCTGTACTACCGCTATACTAAAGGACACTCTATTTCCATTGAGTCTTTCTATTATGTTTCCAACTTTTATATTCTCTATGTTTATAAGAGTATATCGGTTTTCCATTTCCATGCCTTCCCCAAACTTTTGAGGGGGAGCAATCATAATACCAACTGCCACATCGTTTTTGACAGATGAAACAGTAATCCCACGACTGTTTCATTTTTTTTACTTTTTCTTCTTTCATTTTACATTAGTTTACCTAATGCATGTCAAATTTCTTTTTCATAATTTATAATTTAGCACCCATGTAAGGACTCGAACCTTCATCTACGCTTTTGGAGAGCGGTGTTCTACCAATTGAACTACACGGATGTGTTGCGCTGATTCAGAATTACGATATCTGGACCCCGAAATTAACAGTTTCGTGCTCTGCCTCTGAGCTAAATCAGCGTTTGTAGGGTAAAGAGGACTCGAACCTCCATGATGCCTTGCTCCCAAAGCAAGTGACTTAGCCATTAGTCCATTACCCTATATGTGTAAAACAAAAAACCCCGAGATTTTTAAGTCCCGAGGTTTTCTAATATTTTAAGTTAAACTTTCATTTAACCGACATCAGTATCATCGAGACATATGGACATAGGTTGCTCATTCCAATTTTGTTGGTTCATAGGCGACGTTGTATGTATAAATTGTCTCATTGAATTTTGTTTAATTTTTATCTTGTTTTACAAAGATACATATAAATATATACAAAAACAAGAAAATATTAAAATATCATTAAAAAATTTAGGCAACATTTACAAGTATGGATAATCGATAGTATTTATAGACAGACAAAAAATAAATATGCCTCTCTCTCTCAGGTATTACATATTAATACTATATGTAGTTCCGAGTGAGCTTTAAAACTCGGAACATTATGGAAAAATTAAGAACACTAACAAACAACGTAGGTGAAAAGGTAGCTTGGGTATTTTTATCCCTATTTGGCTTATGGCTTGCATTCGCACTTTCATTTGCAATCTTCATGTCATACTTGGAATTTGCGGGTAAAACGGAAACAATAAGGAATATTGTAAATTGGATTGATTGGAGAATCGACGGCACATTTAAGAACTCACCTGAAAATATATGGTACAACGCTGAAGATCACATTTGGGTAGAAAGTGTTACAAACGAAGTAAAAATAGGCAAATTAGCCGGGAATAGAAATTTAGCTTTTGGTGTGAAAAACACATTAGAGGAATTCTTACAGGAGAAGGGGTATGATTTGGCTCCATCGGCTCCATACAAATTAAAAGTTCAAATCATTTATTTAGACGTTCTCACAACAAAAAAGAACGTTTCGGTTTTTCACAAAAATGAAGAAGAAGTTGTCATTCGTATGAAAGGAATTTTATATAAGGATGGTAAGAAAGAAAAAGAAATAATGGTTGAAGAATCATCTTCGGAAATTTCAATGTCAACATTGATTGTAGATGAAGGTGGACAATTTAATCAAACTTCGTTAAGTAATGCCTTAAAAAAATCGGCAGATAAACTAATAACTAAATTATTTGAAAAGTAACTATGAAAAAATTATTAATGCTTATTGGGATAATCATACTATCTCTAACTACGTTTAAATCGAGTGCTCAATTAACAGTAAATCAATCTGTAACCCCTACGACGGGTTTAAAGGTTGGTGACACCGTTTCGGTTAAATACACCGTTGCAAGAGGCACAACAACTCCTCGCTATTTTTGGATAAGGTATCAATTTAACAACAAGGCACTTGCTTATGTTTCAACGACATTCTCACAAGGAACGTCTGTTCAAACATTTTATACAGGTTGGTCGTCATATAAATTCACAGCAAGCGCTGCGAATAATATTACAGCTAAAGATTTGTATGCTCAATACTTGGTAACGCCATGGGGTTATGCTACTAGTGCCGATTGGAATGTTGGGCAGTTAACGGTTCAAAGAACCGATGCGTCAATCAACGGAGATATTGCAACTCAAAAATATGTAATTAAGGATTTGGGTGAATATACCAACATCCATAAAATAGACTTAGCATATTCGGTAGATGCAACAAGTGCATATATCAATCCAATTACAACTGATCCAGGTACAATGTCATTATCTAACATTACAGGTAATACATCTCAATTCAAAGTTAGAGTTTTATACCCATCAGGTTATGATATTACCGCACATAGCGTTGCGTTATTTCCAATTAAAACGGATGGTACAATTGATTTTAATGTAACACCAATTGCAACAAAATCATTGGATGCAAGTGGTGAGGCAACATTTACAACGGAAGTTAAAGTGGGTGATAGTTTGGCGGTTTGGATGTATGGCGCAAGCGGAAAAACATTTATGAATAATATCATAACAGTATCGGACGCATATAAATCATTTTTAGGTATCTCACAAACCAATATCAATGGTACCGCTACATATTTTACAAGACCTGTATTGGAAAAAAAGATAGGTTTAATTACAAAGAATAAAGGTTTATTTAGTGAAAGTGATTCATATTACGCATTTGCATATGTAATGGGTGTTGCTAATGTAAAAGATAGTGCATGGATACCATTGAGTACAAATGGCGGATTATACAAATGGTTTAGTGGTTTATTAAATCAAAGTTGGTTAGATGGTGTTCCTACTTATAAAACAAAAGTAACAAGTTCAAATCAGGCGGTGGATATGGTATATGCTTGGGGAGGTGATTTGGATTGGTCTCATTCATCTCATCCCGATACAATTGCAAGTAGAGTTACTACTGGAAATTATTCCAATTCAATTAATGAAAAAAGTACATCAACAATTAAGTCATTTAGTGTTCAATCAATGTCATATACTCAAACAATTGAAAAGGCAACGTTAGGTTTGACATCAACAATTGTTAATAGTAAAGTAGTGTTGACAGGTACATTAACAAAAGAAGGATTAGCAGGTTTAGAGGTTATCTTACAATATGACAACAATAAATTAACATTTGATAATATTTCATTTGATGCTGGACCGAGTGTAACTAATTTCTCAACAAACGGAGAAGGTAGACTAACATTTGGTTCAATGGATCAGACAAAAACTGCAAGAATTAAAGTAGGAACGCCTTATAAATTAACATTTATACCAAAAGAAACTATAACTAACACAGCAGGTTTATTCTACACAGTTTTAGCTGACGCTGTAGATGGAAACGGAAACAAAATCAATTTGACTGTTGAATAATTTATGAAGAAACTACTAGTAGTATTATTTTTATTAACATCATTTTTAGGGTTTGGACAGTCAGTAAATGCGCCAGACCCTAAATCATTTACAGTAAATACAAGTGGACAAGATGCGAGTGGATTTACTTTAAGTGGATTCAGCACAACATCAACTTTATTGGCGTCGGTAAGTTTACTTAACCCACCAACAGGTACAACATTCTATTTGGGAACCACAACTGGTTTAACTGCCGCAAGTGGATTTACTTTAAGTGGTAATAAAACTCGTTTGGTGGTAACGGGTACAATGGCTAATATCAACACAGCATTAGCATCATTAAAAATAAATACAGGAACAATAACTGGTGATATTAATATTTCAGTTGCCGCAACTATTAGTCAAACGGGGTATTTCTACAATGGTGTAAACGGACACTTTTATAGACCTATATCAAATGGTACAACATACACCGGAGCAAGGGCAGCATCGTTATTGACAACATTCAAAGGACAGACGGGGTATTTGGTAACAATAACATCGGCATCCGAAAATGCATTTATATTTACAAACGTACCACAATCAAACATATGGTTTGCTGCAACCGATGAAGTTGTAGATGGTAGATGGGTTATTGATGCGGGACCTGAAAAGGGAACGGTAATGAAAACTCAAAACGGACAAACTAACGGAAACATATCAGGTGTTTATAATAACTGGGCACCGGGTGAACCAAATGGTGCTAATGGTAGTGAGAATTACGCAGTAACAAACTGGAACGGACAACCAACATGGAATGATTTATCAAACAATTGGGCTAACCCCTATGTAATTGAATATGGAACTTGGACTAACCCTGATAACCAAACATTTACTGAATTTTATACTAATAGTGTAACACACTCAAATGGAGAAACTATAAAAACTTTATTTGGTTTTAAATTCAATAGTTCAATTGATAAAACAAAATTTTTAGCTCAAGTATTCAAAAGAACTGATTCAAATTCAAATTGGACGGCTTCAGATGGTTATAAACCATTGAGTGGTTTGGGTAAAGTATATCTTTCAAATCAAATAGACACAGCAAAGGTTTACACAACAGGTATTTCATTGGCGGCGGGAACATCTGATATGCAACAATTCAGTGAATCAGATATTGGTAAGATATATAGAATAACAATAACGGGCACAATAGGTGGAGCAATATGGGGAACTGACATCTATACAAGTGATTCGTATATTCCATGTGCTGCAGTTCATGCTGGGTTTGTTGCAAACGGAGAAACAAAAGAAGTTTATATTAAAGTAGTTCAGGGATTAAATGAATACGTCGGCTCAACCCGTAATGGTGTGTCAACATCGGGTTATGGTGGATGGGGATTAAGTTATCAATTTGTATCGGCACCGATGTCATACAAAGCAACTATATCACCTGGTGGTGTTGAATGGTCTTACACAAATCCAAACGCAAGTTGGTTAAATGGTAATAGTAGGTTGTTAATTGATATGAGACAAATTGGGAATATAGATCCAACTAAAATAACAAATGTTAAAATATTGGATGCGTATGATGGAATAGTTTCATATACATCACATGACAATAACGGTTGGGCAATATATACCGTACCATCACCATTAACTAAAATAACTAACGGAACGTCAGCATATAATCAATATATCAGAAATGTTAATGGATGGAATACCGACTATGCTTTTCAATGTGGTATTGGACTAACTCAACAAGGTGCATTCAAACAACATAGAATGGAATTACAAGAATATAATTCCACCGAATTAAAAACATTATATAATAGCATTGTAACAGTGTCGGATGTTTATTTAGCATTTAAGGAATTGGCAAACGGAGGGATTTTTGGAAATCAAAGTGGAAATGAATTTACATATGGTATTCAGTATAAAAATGCTGATGTTGATGACAATGGAGTTTTTAATGAAGCCGATTGTTTTAAATTATTACAAAACTTAACGGGTGCACAGGATTTAGTTAGTAGTTACACATTGGATAATACGATTCGGTTAATACCTGATTCAATTTATAATAAAATTGGTAAATCTACTTGGCAATCATTTCAAAATTTTGCGGGAAAAACATATAATTTTAGTTTATTAGATAATGTAATAACTTATAACTACGATTTAGCCGTTAGTTGGAAGGGGGATGTGAATTTATCACATTCAGCCACGCCACCTTCAAATAACATCACAACGATGTCGATTAGGGCATCAATGAGTACACCAATATCAAATGATATCAACGCATCAATTATGACAGAAGTGATTGGTGATAGTGTTTACGCTTATATTACGTTTGATCCATTACAACAAAATGTGGTGGGAACCCAATTTCAATTAAAGTATGACAATTCATTATTGAAATTTAATAATGTGACATTTAAAACAAAGGGTTCTCCAATGAACTTTGGTAACGATAAAGGTTCATATATTAATTTAGGTTCTTTAGTTAGTGATGGAACAACATCATTAGATAAAACAACAGAATATAAAATATCATTCACAGCAAAATCTAAATTAGATAACATATTTGGTTTAATTTCTATCGGTTCTACTGACGCTGTAAATCAAGGAGGAACACAATTAAAAATTAAATTAAAATAATGAAAAAACTAATATTAATTCTGTCACTAATTTCGACAACATTTGTGACAAACGCACAAATTGTAAAACCAGATACATTACAATTATCACCAAAAGAATTATTTGGAGAAAGTGGTGATTGGAATAATTTGGGAATATTAGAATCTTATATTGATTTCTCAAAGGATGTTTTATCATCTTCAAACTTATCGGTTGGTATAATAGGAAAACAAGTATCTACTACTTTAAATTTAGGATATAGTAAGACATCTAAAAATGGTAAATGGGGACACTCATTCTCATCATCAATAAATCCTATATGGAAGTATTATGGTGTGGGTTATGGTTTTACCAGAAATACGGACACAAGAACTACAACATTACAATCGTTCTATTCAACGGATTTTGATTTCCAAAAAGATATTACACTTTCATTCATAGATGTATTCAGAACTAAAAAGTTTGGAACATTTGGATATAGTTTAATTGCGTCAAAATCTTTTTGGGGGACATATGAAGGTACGTGGGAAGGAAAATATACGGTAGATGAAAATGGCAACTTTGTGGATTTGATATATCCAATCATGCCGGCATCATCTCAAATAAATTACAAAGGTATGGTGATGTACACATATACATTTAAAACAAAGAGAGTTAATATCTCACCACAAGTATTTGCCATGAGTGACATCTATAAAGTATTCAAAGATGGCACCGCATCGGATTTGGCATATTTAAATGATTTTAATTTGGACTTATATTATGGAACATCATTGGATTGGAAAATAACTAAAAGATTTATATTAAACACTAATATCAGATATAACACAACTTGGGATAAATTAAGTGAATCGGTTGGGTATAAAAAGAGTAATCCAATTCTATTTATGATAGGAACAAACTTTCAATTTTAAACTATGAAGTATATTAAAATTATATTAATGTGTTGTGTTGTTTTTATAGTGTCATGTAAAAAAACTGTACCACCAATTGTGGAAGAGTCAATAACAAAAGAGTTTTTTGCTTCGCCTGAAAATACAGTTAAAAATGGTGATATTATAAAATTTAATTTAACCATATCGGGAGTTTACACTTTAACGATGATTGATACAATTCAAAACCAAGTATTGTCAAGAGAAAAATTTACAGGGAAGGTTGGGTTAAATTCACTTAAAATATACACAAACTCTTTATCGACAAAATACCTAAGTGTCGAATTAAAAGATGAAAATAATCAACAAATAGGTAAAACAAAAATAACTATAAATTAAAAAAAAACAAAACATGAAAAAAGTATCTCTCGTACTCTTTGGACTAATCTTACTTGGTGGATGTAAAAAAATTGAAGTTCCGTTCCAACCGCAAGTAATTAGCGACAACCTTAAAATCTCAAGTTCGGTGGGATTAAAATTAGAAACTTCGTTTGTGACAACTGAAGTGGCAATGAACATAAAAAGTGACGTGGCTCAAACTGTAACGGTTAAGATATTTGACATTTCTAATAGAATAGTGTCTAAATCAACTAGTGAGGTTAAAATTGGGGACAATATATTAAGGGTATATACATCAGCATTACCATCATCAGCATATAGAATTGCCCTATACGATTCGGCAGGAAATATGTTGGGAATTACTGATTTTAATAAAATTTAAGATAATTATATAAAGACAAAAAACACAAAATTATGGCAGAAGAGGAAAAATCAGAAAGTACCGGTAGTTCAATTAAAAATATGGTTATCGGTTTAGTGAGTACAATCACTTTAGGTGTTGGCGGATGGGCAACAACTAAATTAACAGGTGGTGATGAAAAGGAGACTCCAGCTCAACAAGCTGCACCTGTAATCAACATTACAAACTCCAATCAACAATCACAAGCGGCAGGTAAAACTGTAATCATCAACAAAGGTGGTGACGGTAAACCAGTTGCGCCTGCTCCAAAACCAAAACCTAAGAAAGAAGGTGATGAGTTTAAAGAAGAAGCACCAAAATGGTAATATATTATCAAATAGGAACGATAGTGTTCTTTATGGGATTGTTAACGTTATTAATAAGATGTAGTTTTAAATTAAAAAAAGATGAGTGATCAACAAGCGCCAAGCGGATTTAAGGATTTATTGGCAAATATGATGAAACGCAGATGGTATATCACTGCGATAGTGTTAGGTGGATTTATGGTTATTATTGGAGGGATGTTCTTTGGTATATTAAATAAATCTACGATTGAAGGAGAGTGGAAAGAACTTCTATTATTGTTATTGGGTGCATTTATCGGTAGTTATGGTAAAATCATTGACTATTGGTTTAGTGATACTGATAAGGATAAGATGTTAGTTCAGAAAATGGACGAGGAAGATGGAACATCATTAAGTAATACGGCAGATATGCCAAATAATCCAATTGTACCGATGTCCACCGCACCATTAGTATTATCAGAATCAAGTTCACAAGAAATTGTAGAAGTTGCGGAAACACCAAAAGAAGAAAAGAAAGGTGTTGAAATTGATGAGGATGGTGATGGTGTAATGGATGGTTTAGATTTTGATGGTGACGGTAAAATCGATGAATATTTCGCACACAGACAA